GAGAAACTGGAGTTAATGTGCAATCCAGTAAAGTATATTTGTCTGAGCTAGAAAAAGTTGAAAATAGGATAGAAAAACTGCAGAAGGAAATAGTAAGAATAGAAAATGTTGTAAATATGGTTGAAAGGGCCTTGGAGACAATCAAAAATAATAAACACTATGACATAATAGTAATGAAATATTTTGAAGAGTTGACTTTTGAATATATAGCAGAAAAGTTGAATATAAGCGAAAGAACGGCAAAGAGATATAAAAACAAAATGATCAGACAATTACAACTTATCATTTTTTCAGATGATGTATTAAAAAATATATTAAATTAAAAATTGTCACTTTTTTGTCCTTGTATATAATTTTTAATATGCTATAATATGTTAGAATAAGATTTTAGGATTTGAGATAGCTTTGTCGAGGTGGGTTTTGCAAACTATACACCTGACTATCTAAGACAGTTTAGAGACTGTCTTTTTTATTTGAAAGGAAATGACATGCTAAAGACTGTATGCATAAAATGTAATAGGAAATTAAAGCAGGGCGAAAGATGTAGCTGCAATAGTAACAGGCATAGGGAATATGACAGGTTTATCAGAGATGAAAAGTCTAAGCAGTTCTATCATTCAAAGGAATGGGGGAAGCTAACGACATTATGCAAAAGCAAATGCAATGGCTTAGATATTTACGAACTCTATGAGAATAACAAAATAGTTAAAGGAGAACTGAGTCACCACATTGTCCCAGTTGAAGATGATGCTGGGAAGAAGTTTGACATTGGCAATCTTATCTATGTTAGTCATAAGACACATAACTTTATTCATAGTGTCTATGCCCGTTCAAAAGAAGAAAAGAAAGCTCTGCAAACAAAATTATTTGATTATTTATTAAAAATTAAAAAAATTTAATGAGGGGCGGCAAAAAAAGTTTTTCGATTTTTGCCCAAGACCGCATCCCCCCCATTCTCAGGAGAAAATGCCAAAAATGAAAATTCAATCAATAGGAGGTGGAAGAAATGGCAGGAAGGCCTCGAAAAGTGGTAAGTATAAGTAAAGGAAAAATAGGAAAAGAAAAGATAAAAACTAGACTGGAACAGGAGAAAAAAATAAAAGTAGGACGTGAACATCTTGCAGAGCCTCCTAGTTGGTTGAGTGAAAATGGAAAAAAAGAATTTAATAGAGTTGTCGAAGAAGCAGGGCATGTTGAGTTACTTGACAATTTAGATCTAGGAATATTGGCAATGTATTGCAATGCTTATGATTGCTATGTAGATATAACTGAAAAAATTCAAAAAACTGGATATTTAGGTATCAGGAAAACTGCTAACGATAAATTTCATGTAGTGCATCCTTTACTTTCTGCACAGGAAAAATATGTGAAGCAAATAATGCAATGCTCTACTAAACTTGGACTTGCAACAACAGACAGATTAAAACTGATAGTGCCGAAAAAAGAAGAGAGCAGCACTAACAAATATTTAAAATATTTATAAGGTGCTAAAAATGGATAGGACAACAGAATATGCAAAATTGGTTGTAAAAGGTAAAAAGATAGCAGGAAGAAAGGAATACCTAGCATGTGAAAGGCATTTGCAAGATTTGAAGAAAAAGAATTTTGATTATAAATTTAATAAGGAACTTGCTGAAAAAGCAATAAATATAATCAATGAATTGGTGATTGGTGAAGGTGAAGAACAGCAAAAACTCAGTACAAGAGGATTTCAAAACTTTATAATAGGGTCTTTATTTGGTTGGGTTAAAAAGAAGACAAAGGAACGAAGATTCAGAGAAGCTTACATTCAAGTCGGAAGACAAAATGGAAAATCTATTTTATCGGGAGCAATGGCAAATCAATTTGCAACATTTTCAGGATATAAATTAGGACGGATATTTTGTGCGGCCACGAAACAGGAACAGGCAAATATAGTTTGGGATGAAATAGCAAAGTTTATTCGGAGTGACAACGACTTACAGGAGATGTACAAAATTACAGAACATGAAAGGACTATAAAATCATTTGTTACAGGAAATGTTATCAAGTCGCTTGGGAGAGATACAAAAAGTGCTGATGGATTTAGAAGTATTTTGGCCATATGCGACGAATTACATGCACATCCAAATAATCAGATGTACAAGTTAATGCTTGACGGTCAAATTAATGTTGACGGAGCTTTGACATTAGCAATAACAACTGCAGGATTTAATCTGAATGGATTCTGTTTTGAACAATATAAATTCTGCGAAAAAGTATTAGAGAAAGTGATTGATAAAGAATCACTTTTTATTTTTATCTGTGAAATGGATAAAGATGATGATATTTGGGATTATAATAACTGGGCAAAGAGTAATCCGTACTTGCTTTTTAATTCAGATGATACAATCAATAAAGATATGGTTGCAAGACTTGCAGAAAAAGCAGTTGAAGCAAAAGAAAAAGGTGGAGCAGATCTTTTGAATTTTATGACAAAACACCTTAATTATTGGGTGACAAATGGAGTAGGTGGTTTTGTTGACTTGCAGAAATTCAAAGAATGTGAAAGTGATGTTACTATAGAAGAAATGAAAGGCAAGGAATGTTATCTTGGTATAGATTTATCAAGTGGTGGAGATTTGACAAGCATATCTCTTGTATTTCCGTTGGAGCATGAAAAAATATATATTTATTCGCATTCTTTTATGCCTGAATTAAGGCTTGCTGAACATGAAAAAACAGATGATGTTCCGTATAGAATGTGGATAAGCAAAGGATTATTAACACTCACGAGCGGAGCATTTGGAGTGAAAACAGATTATAAATTTATAATAAATCATTTGAAAGAACTGATTGAAAAATATGAAATTAGGATTTTAGAAGTTGGATATGATAGTCATAATGCAAGTGTATTTTTACAAGATTTAGACTTTTTAGCATGTGACTTGACAGAAATAAAGCAATCTGCGAAATCATTGAACGACGCAACAAAAGATTTTCAGCTGTCAGTAAAAGCGAATCAGCTTTTATATGATAAAGAAAATGACTTGCTAAAATGGAGTATTGCTAATGCAACTACAACAAGCAATAGTTTCGGAGAAATCAAAATAGATAAACAGGCTCAAAAATATAGAATAGATCCAGTTGATGCTGTTATAGATGCTTGGAAAATAATGTTAGTTAATAAAAATGAATACAGTGCCGATTCTGAATTTGATGATTGGTTTGAAATGATAAAAGGAAAGTAGGTGAAATGGTTGAAAATATTCGATAAATGGATAGTAAAAAAAGCAATAAATATATTAAATCAGGGAGAAGATAACGAACGTGAAAAAGAAACGTCTGGAGAAATATATGAATTTTTAAAAGGTGATAATATATCTGCAGGAAAAGATTTAAGTGAAATAACATATTTTACATGTTTAAAAGTTTTAAGTGAAAGTATAGGGAAATTATCAATTAATTTAAAAGATAGTGATAATAACAGAATATATGCTCATGACAGTTTGCAGATGTTAAAAGTCAGACCTAATAAGTTCATGACACCTACGACTTTTAAGGCTCTGATAGAATATCACAGAAATCATTCAGGAAATGCTTATGCGTATTTACAATATGAAAAAAATGGAAAGCTGGAAGGAATATATCCACTTGAAAGCCGAAATATGCAGATATTGATTGATAATGCTGATATTTTCCAAAGAGGAAACAAAATGTATTATAGGTATCTAGCACCAAAGACAGGAAAAACATATATATTTGAGGATAAAGAAATACTGCATTTTAAAGGTGGACTTAGTGAAGACGGACTTGTAGGAAAATCGGTTAGAGAAACTTTAGCAAGCACCTTGAAAGGAGTAAAGGTAAGTCAACAGTATTTAAATAATCTATATGAAAAGGGCCTTACTGCAAAAGCTATTCTGAAATACACTGGTGATTTTGACAGTAAAAAGAAAGCAATGCTTGTAAATGAGTTAGCAAATTTTGCAACTGGAAATGATAGCAGAGGAATTATTCCAATACCCCTTGGAATGGATTTAGTTCCCCTAGATTTAAAACTGACGGATTCACAATTCTACGAATTGAAAAAGTTTACAAGCCTACAAATTGCAGCAGCTTTTGGAGTTAAGCCAAATCATTTAAATAACTACGATAAGTCAAGCTATGCTAACAGTGAAATGCAGAACTTGACTTTTTATATTGACACACTCCTATTTATTCTGAATCAGTATGAGGAGGAATTTAATTATAAGATGCTTTCAGAGGAAGAAAGAAAAAAAGGATTAAGATTTGAATTTAATGTAGCTAGTATTTTGAGAGGAGACTTAAAAACACAAGCTGAGAGTATAACAAAATATGTCTCAGGCTCAATATACACTATCAACGAAGCAAGAACTTATGCTGGACTTCCTAAAGTGGAAGATGGCGAAAAGATACTTGTAAATGGAAGCTATGTTGAATTAAAAAACGTAGGTAACGCATATTTGAAGGGAGGTGAAAATAATGAATGAGTTTTTAAAATTTAAAAATTCTACAGAAACTTCAGTTGACATGTATATCACAGGAGATATCCTTGATGACAGTTGGAAAGGCTGGTCATGGGGGGGAGATGAAAACACATATCCTTCAAATGTGAGAGAACTGCTGAAAGAATGTAAGGGTAAAAATTTGAATGTATATATAAATAGCGGTGGTGGTGATGTTTTTGCAAGTGTTGCAATTTCAAACATGTTAGCAAGGCATGATGGAAAAACAAAGGCAATAGTGGATGGTTTAGCAGCTAGCGGAGCGAGTATAATTGCTTTTGGCTGTGATGAAATAGAAATTCCTGAAAATGCTTTTTTAATGATTCATAAGCCAAGCACTGTGGCAAGTGGTGATGCTAATGACTTTAGAAACATTGCAGAAACTCTTGACACAATACAGGAGGGAATTACAAATACGTACTTAAAGAAAACATTGGAAGGCGTAGCAAAAGAAAAAATAACTGAAATGATAGATGCTGAAACATGGCTGACAGGAAAAGAAGCAAGTAATTATTTTGATATAACTGTAGGAAAAAAACAGGAAATACTAAACTGTGCTGGAGAATATCCTAAAAATTTTAAGAAATTACCTGAAAACTTTAAAACAGAAACTGAACCAGTTGTAGATAACAGTAAAAAAATAAAAGAAATAGAAATAGCATTAAATTTATAAAGAGAGGATGATGTAAATGAAAAAATCAATAGAAATGAAAAGAAAACTTGAAGAATTGAAGAACACAATAAAAGGGTTGCAGGATCAAGGGAAAATAGATGAAGCACATGCAAAATTAAGTGAATTAACGGAGCTTAAAAATGCAATTGCAGTACAGGAAGCATTGGAAGAAGATGAAGTGCTAAATTTTAAAGGGAATCAAATACAAGTAAGAGAGGATAAAATGAACGTCAATAGAATTTTTAATAAAATGTTGTTAGGAAAAAGCGTTACAGAAGAAGAAAGAGAGTTTTTAAATGCAGCAGGTACACCTGGACAGGTAGAAGCAACTGACGGAAAAGGTGGATATCTAGTGCCAGTAGAACAGTTCAATGAAATAAAAGAACTAAGAAGGGAACTTGTTTCGTTAAAAGGATTGTGCAATGTAGTGCGTGTAACTTCATTGACTGGAACTTTACCGATTGAAAAGAGTAATACAGGAGAGCTTATATCATTTGAGGAACTGAATGAAATAAATAAGTCTGATGTGGATTTTGGACAGGTTAAATATACAACAGCAGATTATGGAGATATAATTCCTATATCAAATACTTTGCTTTCAGATGAAAATGTTAATCTATCAGCATATATAGGTAGAAGATTTGTTAAGAAAGCAGTAAATACAGAAAATAAAAAAATAATAGCATTGCTAAAAGGACTAACTCCAAAACCTGCGGCAAATATTAAAGTCGTAAATACAGCTTTAAATGTGGATTTAGATCCTGCAATATCTCAGAATGCAATCATAATAACAAATCAGACAGGATTTAATTTTTTAGATAATCTTGATGATAAACAGGGAAGACCTTTGCTGGAAATAAATCTGCAAAATACTACACAAAAGACATATAAAGGGAGACCAGTTATTGTACTTTCTGATGCTTTATTGCCCATGAATACAACAAAAGCACCAGTTTTTGTAGGTGATTTAACAGAATTTGTATCGTTTTTTGACAGAGAAGGACTTGAATTAGCGGTATCCTCTGAAGCAGGATTTACTAAAAATGCAACTTATATGAGAGCAATAGAAAGATTTGATGTTAAAAAAGTAGATGAAGCTGCAATGGTTTATTTAGAATTAGCAACTTCTTAGGAGGTACTAATTCATGGATAAGGAAAAGGTAAAACAATATCTTAGACTTGATTATGATGATTCTCTGATAGATAATTTTATATTAATATCAGAGAGTTATCTAAAAGATGCCATAGATAATTTTGATAAGAAAATAAAAAATGAACAGTTCAAAGCAAAAGCTGAAATGGTTCAATTAGTTCTTATTCAAGAATTATATGACAACAGAAGTCAGGCTAAAAAAGATACAACAGATTTTTCTTATGTGATTCGTTCAATGATTTCCCAGTTGCAGTATTGGAGTGAATAAAATGAGAGACAGGAGTACAAAATTAAGGCATGAAGTATCAGTTTATAGAATGATAGAAATAGAAAATGAACTTGCTGAAAAAGATAGGATAGGAAAGTTTGTCAAAAATGCTTACTGTGAAATAGTATCTCAGGGAAGTAAGGAAACAAAAACTCCTGCGGAAACAGAATATAACGAACAAACTTATAGATTAACTTTTAGAAAGCAGTCTATTTTAGAAATAAAAAAAGACTGGTATTTTATGCATAAAAACAATAAATATGAAGTTATTTACTGGAATGAAGACTTTACTAATAGAGAATTTATTGAAGTGTTTTGTAGAAGGATTGATGAATAATGTCAGTTAAAATAGAAGGATTGAATGAATTTACAAAGGAAATGCTTGATATATGCTCTAAAGAATATCCAAAACAAGTTAAAAGAATGTTACAGAAGAGTGGAAATAAACTAAGAAGAAAAGTAGTAAGTAAAGCAAAAGGAATGGTAAAAACTAAAACTGGAAACTATATAAAAGGATTTAAGCGTGGAAGGGTATATAAATATGCAGGAGATGAAGACGCTGTAAGAGTTTATAATTCAGCACCTCACGCACATCTAATAGAATATGGCCACAGGATGGTTACAAAGTCTGGAAAAGAAGTTGGGTTTGTCAAAGGATATCATGTTTTGGATGGAATAAAAGAGGAATTTAGTGAAGAATTCTCAAAAGATATTGATGAAATGCTGGATAATTTGAAGGTGGAATGATGATAAGTCTTAAAGAAGTTATGTTAGCTATTAACAGGAAAATAAATGAAAGTCTGCAAATGAATGTAGACAGTAAGAATTTAGAAGAGGAATTTGAAAGGCCTTCGGTCAGAACTTCAATAGACAATTTAAAAACATCAGCCTTCATGCAAAGTATGAAGGAACGTAATTTTATAGTCAGAATATATTATTTCTCAAAAAACAGAGAGAAAAATAAAATTGAATTGCTTGAAATTCAGGAAAAACTGGAAGAGGCTTTTTTTAGTCATTTAAAGATTAAGGGAGCCTTTTTTATTTATATTGATGAAATAGTTTTTAATGTCAGTGATGGAATTTTAATTGGTGAATTTGAAGTAATGACACTAGAAGACATTATAAATGACATTAATATTGAAGCAATTGAAGAACTTGAAATTAAAACTGAAGTTGTTATTGATAACTTTGTAAAAATAGAGAAAAAAGAACAAAAAGAAGAACTAGGCGAAGGATTTCAGATGAAATATAAATTTAATTAGAAAGAGGTGCATTTATGGGATTGCCAAGTATTTTGATATTATTTACGCAAAAGGCAGTAACTGCAGTTAAGCGTAGTCAACAAGGTATAGTTGGAATAATAATAAGGGATGATACAAATGCAAACATTACGACAAAGGTTTATAAAAGCTATACTGAAATACAGGAATCAGATTGGACTCCTGAAAATTATAGATTTTTAAAGGATTGTTTTGAGTTTACTCCTGCAAAGGTGAAAATCTTTAGAATAGGAACTGGAGTAAAAGGGAAAATGGCCGATGCTTTAAAATTAGTGGCAAAGGAAAGAGTAAACTGGCTGGGAACTCCCTCGGATTTGCAAACAGATCATGATGATATAGTTACATGGATAAAAGAACAGGAAAAATTAGGAAAAACTTATAAAGCGGTAGTGTATAAAGGAACAAATACTAATTGTAGGCATGTAGTGAATTTTATGAATGAAAAAGTTAAATTTAAAGATACTGCAAGAGGTGAAAAAAATGGAAATGAATATATCCCAACTTTGCTTGGTCTTTTGGCCGGATTACCAATGACAAGATCTGCTACTAACTTTTTATGTGGGAATTTAGAGGATGTGTCTATTTTTGAAAATATTGACACAGTTATTGATAATGGTGGATTTTGTTTAATAAAAGATGAAGATGATGTGAAAGTTGCTAGAGCATGTACTTCATTAAAGGATATAACGCAGGATATTACAGAAGATATGAAAGATATTATCATAATTGAGTCTATGGACTTAATTACGGATGATATTAGAGAAACATTTAAAACGTGGATTGGTAAATATAAGAATAAATATGACAATCAAGTATTATTCTTTTCGGCTGTAAATTCGTACTTTAGGCAATTAACAAGAGAGGATATTTTAGATCCTGAGTATAATAACAGAGCTGAAGTAGATATTGAATCTCAAAAACTAGCATGGCTAGGAGTTGGGAAAATTGAAGTTAATGAAATGACAGATGAAGAAATTAAGAAACTAACATTTAAGAAAAAAGTGTTTATGCTTGGGAATATCAAAATATTAAATGCAGTAGAAGATTTTGAATTTAGAGTTCATATGTTTTAAGGGAAGGAGTAGAATATTATGGCGAATAAAATGGAAACAAATAGAGTAATCAGGGGAAACTTTGGAAAAGTATGGGTCAATGACGATGAATGGATGAATGTTAAGTCCTTTGAAGCTAAAGTTTCAGCTGAATACGAGGATGTAAATATTCCAGGGAAATTTGGAACTGAAAAAAGATATATAGGTTTTTCGGGTGAAGGAACAATAGTAACAACAAAAATAGATAGCAGGGTAAGTAAGCTTGTTGCAAAAGGTTTTAGAAACGGAAATCTTCCTTCGATTAAAATAGTTGCAACTTTAGCAGACCCAACTGCCTATGGAGCAGAAAGAGTGGAAATACTAGATGTTACCCTGAATGAACTAATGGTAATGCAGTTTGAAAATAAAAAAATAATTGAAGAAGAAGTTCCTTTTAACTTTGCAGATTATAACTATATAGATTCAATTGATTAGAAAGGAGAAAAAAATGAAACAGCTGGGATTAAGTGATTTTTTAGAATTGAAGGCAAGAAGGGAAAATGGAGATCAGATTAAGGAATACAAGTCGGAATTTTTAGGCGGAAGTATAATGGTAAAAAAAATAAGTCCATACAAGGTTACGGAAATTTTAGATAAAATTGAAATGGAAGCAAATGCAGCGACAAATGGACTTAAAGGAAATATTGAATTAATTTACAGACATTGCCCTGATTTTGCGAAAAAAGAGTTGCAGGAAGCTTTTAATTGCGTTGAGCCTTATGATATAGTCTTAAAAGTTTTTGATAACAATATAGGGCAAATAGGAAATTTTGCAACTTATATATTATCTTTATATGGATTAGGAAAATATGAAGAAAAGAAAGAGGAAAATAAGGAAAATGAAATTGGAGATGGTATAAAAAACTCATAGAGAATGATGGAGATACATTTTTGATTTCTTATTATCTTCAAAAGGGGTTTTCTTTGGATTACTTATTAAATTTGAGTACTCTGGAGAAAATCTTTTTTTATGAGAGCATGGAATTTCATATTAAGCTTGAATCTCAAAAACTTCAGAAAATGATGGGAGGTGCATAAGATGTCAAGAAGTATTAATGTCATTCTGAATTTAAAGGATCAATTCACAGGACCGCTTAAAAAAGCTACAGCAAGTGCAAAAGCTAGTGAAAGAAGCTTTAAAATGGGAATGAATAAAATAAAGAAAACTGGAGCGGGGATTGCAAAAACTGCAATTAAAGGAATTGCTGTTGGAACTGCGGCATTAACTGCAGCAACAGGAGTTTTTTTGAAACAGTCAGCAGATGCCTATAATGAAGCTCAGCTACAGACAACAAAAATGGAAACAGTACTTAAAAACACAAAGGGAATGACTAAAGGACAAATAAATGACTTAAAAGATTATACCTCAGTGCTACAATCTAAAGGAGTTGTTGAAGATGACGTTCTAAAAGCTGGGATAACAAGTGCTGGGGTATTTGGGTTACAGGCTGACTCAATAAAGAAATTACTTCCTGGAATGGCAGATCTTGCGGTTAAAGAAAAAGGGCTTAATGTAACAAGTGAAGACATGGCTAACTATGGGAAATTATTAGGAAAAGCTATGAGTGGCCAAACAGGGGCATTAAAAAAAGCTGGAATTGTTTTGGATAAACATCAGGAACAAATCATGAAATCTGGAACAGAAACTCAAAAAGCCGCTTTACTTGCTGATTTATTAAAACAAAAGGTCGGTGGAGTTAATGAAGCGATGGCACAGACGGACCAGGGGAAAATTCAACAATTAAAGAATGATTTTGGTGATTTACAAGAAGAAGTAGGAGCTGTAGTCATGTCAGTTTTAGGAGAATTTGCAGGATGGTTTAATTCTCAAATGCCAGCAATAAGGGAAAAAGTTCTCCAGATAGTTGCTTCTTTTAAAAAGTTTGTTACTGAAAATAAACCACAGATTTTGCAAATAAAAAATACTTTAATTGGATTAGGACTAAAAATAGTTGAAGTTGCAGGATTTTTTGTGACAAATTTTGATAAATTTGCTCCTATTCTTACGACAATTGGAATAGCATTTCTTACTTACAAAGGAATAATGATAGGAACTCAGGCGGTAACGTTTGCACTAATTGCAGCAGAAGTAGCAAAAAATGCAGTTTTAGCAGGTGGAGCAATAGCTGTTAATGCAGTCACAGTTGCACAATGGGCATGGAATGCGGCAATGTATGCGAATCCAATTGGAATAGTAATTTTGGCAGTTACGGCATTAATTGCAGTTGGAATAGCTTTATATAAAAACTGGGATACAATAAAAGCTGGAGCAATCTCGCTATGGAATCAGTTTATGAATTTTTTAAAGCCTGCAATAGATGTAGTTAAAAATGCTTTTGATAGCCTTATGGGTGGAATAAATGCAGTTATAGTTGGATTCAACAGAGTAAAAGACTCTATAGGCGGAGCAATTCAAAAACTGATGAACTGGAATAACACGAAAGCAGAAAATAAAAGTGTAAATGTGCAAGCAAATAATGTTTCAGCTGGGCCTGTTCCTGGAAGAAAAGCTCTTGGAACATCTTATTTTAAAGGTGGAATTACACAAATAAACGAAAACAAGAGAAACGAAGTGGCAGTATTGCCTAGCGGAACAAAAATTTTGAGTCATGAACAGAGTAAAAAGCAATCTGAAAAGCCAAGCGTTTCGGTAAATGTTACAATTGAAGGAAATGTTATTGGTAATGAGGAATATGCTAACTATGTAGGGAATGAAATTGTAGCAAAGGTAATGGGAGCTTATGAGAATATGTAGGAGGGAGTAAAATATGAAAGTTATGTTTAAAAAAGGAAATGAATATGCAATACTCCCTGTAGTTCCGCATATTCATGTGATTAATCAGTCTTTATCTGATGAAGAGTTTGAAACAGTAGATAAAGGCTTTTTACTCTTAATCGGGAAAAAAGGACTAAGAAAATTTGAAATAGAAAGTTATTTTCCAAATAAAATATATCATTGGATGGAAATGGGAAGTGTTCCAAATCCTAAGTTTTATATAAAGTTTTTTGAAAAATACAGGGATGAAAATGAGCCTGTGAGAGTAATTATAATCAGTAAATTTAAGATTGTGCTGAATATGGAATGTAGATATAATTTTCAGCATGGGATTTCGGACAGAGCAGGAGACGTTCCATATAGTCTTGAAGTTACTGAATATAAAAGGCCACAGGGAAAAGAGCCGTTGACTGAATTTGAAGAAAAAGTAGTTAAAAAAGCTAAGGAAATAGAACAGCAGACAATAAATAAAGCTAAAGAAATGGCGGGAGGTAATGAAAAATGGATTTCAGGCTTATATCAGCAAATGAAGGATTGGATATAATGCCTTTTATTTCAGGCTTAAAATGGAGTGAGAGCATTGATACTTTGGGTTTGGAAATGTCATTTACTTTACCAGATAATTTTAATGATAAGAATTTTAATTTTTTAGATAATATAACACTTGGAAGTGGATTATCTCTATTTAAAGGCAATGAAATGATTACTCAGGTAATAATAGTTGAAGAAGATAACGGGAATAATACAAGAAGTTTTAAAGCATATGATTATGCTTTTTGGCTTAACAAGTCAACTACTATTAAGCAATTTAACAAGATCAGCAGTGAAAACGCAATAAAAGAATTATGTGCTGAGTTTGGAATAACTGTAGAAATAAGAGGATTAACAAGCGTTATCACTAAAATTTATAATGATAAGACAGTAAGTGAAATAATAAAAGATATCATTAATATTAATACAGCGGAAAATAAGAAAAAATATGTGCTTGAAATGGAAAAAGCAACTGTAAAAATAAGTCCTTACGAAAAAATAATAATTGATAGCACTTATGAACTGAGCAAAAACAATCTTGTAAAAGCAACAGATTTTTTGAACAGCGTGAGTCACAGCAGAAGCATTGCAGATTTGAAAAATAAAATAATTGTAGTCAGCGGTGATGAAAAGACTCAGAGAGTAGTGGCAGAAGCAAAGGATGATGCAAGTATTAAAGAATTTGGATTACTGCAAGAAGTGGAAAAATTTGATGAAAAGAGTAAAGGAAATCTACAAAATATAGCAAATAATAAGCTTAAAAGATTAAATAGAATAAATGAGGACATCAGTTTAACAATGCTTGGAAATGAAAAAATAAGAGCTGGAAGGATAGTAGAACTGGAAAATGAAAATTTATATTTACATGGAGAGTATTTAATCAAAGATTGTGAACATAGTCTTGAAAATAATAATCATAAATGCAGTATAAACTTAATTCAATACTCTGAAAGTGATATTGAAAATGAAATAGAAGATGCAACAGAAACTTATGAAAAAGAACAATCTAAAGAACAAGGGAAAACAGAAAAAGCAAGTAATAAAAATAGTAAAAAAAATAAAAAAGGAGCGAAGAAATGAGTTGGGAAAATGAATTTGCCAAAGCATTTAAGGAAAGGGATAACGTCATGCCAATGGGAGTGCTTGAAGGCATCGTGATTTCCACAAATCCTTTAAGAGTAAAAATAAAAGAAGGCTTAATAATATTAGAGCCTGAGCAGATTTATGTGAGCCGAGGGCTTATGACAAAGCACTATAAAGCAAAAGGAACAGGGAAATTAAAAGGAAGTAATTTAGGAACAATCAAATTAAATGGAACAATGCAAATTACGGATGAATTAAAATGGTCTGATGTGGATGTAGAATTTGATTTCGAAGTAACTTATCAGCTTGAAGAAGGACAGAAAGTATATGTAATTCCAACGACAAGCGAGCAGATGTATTTTATATGTGATGTCATTGAAAATAAGGAGTGATGTAGATGTTTCCAAATGTGAAATTTATTGGTGAAAATGAAATAAAAGAACTGGAAAAAGAGTCATCATCACTTGGGAAAACATTCCTGATTGATTTTACTGAAGGAAAAATGTTAAAAAAGGACGGAAGGCTAATAAAAACAGATGACATAAGAAGTATAAGGATGTGGATTGAAAAGAAATTATTAACTGAAAAATACAAATATAAAATATATAAAACGTATGGATTAGGGTATAAAGAAATGCTACTAGGCAAGAGATTCCCTACTCCTTTTTTATATGCAGAACTTGAAAGGGAAATCGAAGAGGAAATGAAAAAACATCCAAGAATTTTAGAGATTGAAGACTTTGAAGCAATAATGGAAAGGAATAGATTAAAAACGAAATTTCGGATAATATTGGATAATTATGAAACATTTGAATGGGAGGCGTTTTTAAGTTGACGGTAATAATTAAAAAAACAGCAGAAGAAATATTGAATAGCATGTTGAATAATTTGCCTTCTGATTATGACAAAACGGAAGGAGGGTTATTTTATGACAATCTAGCACCTATTTCAATTGAATTCAGCAATTTTAGAGATATTGTAGATTATGTGCATAAAATGGGATTTGCAGATACATCAGAAGGAATTTTTCTTGAAAAGATTGCGGCAACAGTAGGACTTTCAAGGAGAGAAGCAGTAAATTCTGTTGGCGAAGTACAAATAGAAGGAGAAGCAGGAACAGTTGTTGAAGTTGGAACAAAAATAAGCAGTGATACTTTTATTTTTGAAACGACTGAAAAGAAAGTTATAGATACTACAAAAAAAATAATTGTTTCTGCTAGATCAATTGACAAAGGAAGTGGATGCAATGTAGGAATTGGAGCAATAAAGTATTTCCCAGTCACAATACAGGGCCTTACTAAAGTAACTAATTTAAAAGAATTTAAAGAAGGATATGATGCAGAAACGGATGAAGAACTGAGGACAAGATATTTTATAAAAGTCAGAGAGCCAGCAACATCAGGTAATATTTATCATTACAGGCAATGGTGCTTGGCCGTTCCAGGAATAGGCGGAGTGAAAGTATTCCCTTTGTGGAATGGAAATGGTACTGTAAAGCTTGTGTTAATGGATGTCAATGGACTAGCTCCAGGAACACAGCTTTTAAAAAATGTACAAGATTATGTTGAAGAACAAAGACCGATTGGTGCAACTGTGACTTATAATGCCGCAATTTCTAAGATTGTCAATTTTACTGGAAAAGTTAGGATTGGAACAGAAACAACAATTGAAAAAGTAAATGAGGAATTTAAAAAGAAAGTAATAGAATATTTCAGAAAATCAGCTTTTAAAGATGATTATCTAAGCTATGCAAAGCTTGGAAATATCCTTTTAAATGTGACTGGAGTAAAGGATTATCTTGATTTTAAAATGAATAATGGGAATACAAATATAACTCTAGGAGCAGAGGATGTGCCTACTTTTGGAACAGCTAAAATTGAGGTGATGTAATGGAAAAGTTAATAAAATACATGCCAAAATATTACAGAAAAGTTGAAGAAATTGTGAATCTACAGAAGGCTATAGAAGATGTTGTAGATGAAGAAGAGTTTCTGAAAGGTATTTTAAGGCAGAAATTCGTGCAAAGCTCAACTTGGAGTCTTGAAAATTGGGAACAAATATTTGATATAACAACGGATATATCTTTATCAGATGAAGCTAGAAGAGAAAACATAATAGCAAAAATGCAAGCTGGAAAAACAACAACGATAGAAATGCTTAAAACGATGGCAGAAGTATTCAGTGGTGGTGAATGTGATGTTATAGAAGTAAATAATGAATATTTCTTTTATATCAAATTTATAGGGATTTACGGAATTCCAGCAAATATGGATGGATTTATCAAAGCAATTGAAAGGGTGAAGCCAGCACATTTAGGATTTAAGTTTATATATAGTTACATGACTTGGGATGAGTTTGACAGATATAACAAGACATGGGATGCTTGGGACAGTTTAAATCTGACATGGGAAGATAGAGAAAAATATAAAGAGTAGGAGGTAAAAAATGCCAGCACAGAAAAAAACAAGTTTAGGATTAAATCAATGGATAGGAAGTGAGTATCCGAAACGGATAGATTTTGTTGAGGACAACAAAATAATAAACGATGAACTGGAAAACAGAGTAAAATACACCGACCTTGCGGAAGAAAATAAGGCGGGGATAATAACATATGCAAAAATTAAAGAGATAGCACCAAAGCCTGATTTGTCGCCATATATTCCGTTTAGCAAAGGGTACATAAATACTAACAATAGTGATTTTGTATTAAGAGGCAATAGTAATGACTGCTGGACACCACATGTAATAAATATGTTTAATTCGGAAAAAGGATACACGGGAGCGTTACATACAAACGGAGGGCGTGCCTATTATAAAGTACCAGGTCGTGCTGGAGGCGGATGGTGCGAAATCATGGATAATCACGATATGGTAGCAAGAGATATTAGAATGAACGCTTTTGATGCAAATATTCTTGATGTCAGAAATCGTTTGCAAGATGTTATAACTTGGCATATCAGGGATATAAGATTGGCGGGATTTGTGGAATTAGTGAGACACCATTACGGTGCAGTAGAAAGAAGCGGTTATGTCGTAACAGGAATAAAAACTCAACCATCAAACCAAGATTTTTGGGTACAAATGAGAGCATTGCAATTTGTTAGAGGTGGACAATGGTTAAACACACCGTTCGGATAAGGAGGAAAAATGAAATTTGAAGTAGATAGAACTGAAATAAAACAGTTCGAGGATGGCATGAAATATATTGCCATCTTTGATAAAGATAATAAAGACTGGTATGAGGAACTGCAAAAATTTAAGCCTGATACTTTAAAAGTAATGTACAACAAAGACACTCATTTAGTGTTAAGTACAAACAGAGATGCATCTATGATAGCTCCAACAATGGTGGGAGATGTGGTCGAGGAAATAGATTATCAGGAAGTAGAAATAGCTCCTGATAACTATTTTGTAAATGGAAAAATAGTAAAATTAAAGGAATGCGAAACAATAAAAGATGGAAAGATAGTATTTGACAGAGAAAAACGTATAGAGCAGATAAAAAAAGAACTATATGAGCTAAGACTGGAATATGATGCAGCTCCGTTTGAATTTGAAGTAGGAGGGATTAAATATCTGCAGAACAACAGAAGTATAGACCAGTCTAACTTGACTAGAATTGTTGTCATGTGTCAGGCCATGAAAAAGACTGAGTTTGAAAACTGGAAATTTTACACAAAAGACGGCAGTGAGAAGTATGTCAATCTGACATTGCAGGACATGATGAAAATGGCGAACATAATGCAAATGCACACAACTAAGGCAATGACAACAGAGACATTACTGTCGCATAATTTAGAAAATTTAACAGATAAAGAGCTTAAAGAATATGACGCTAAAGACAGATACGAAAAAGCTTACAAAAATATGTAGATTAATCGCGAGATTTTAACACGATTAATCCCACGAATAAAGGAGGTAGTATGCTTGAAAAAGATAAACTGTATATAAGCTTTCACAGACCCCGCGGTGTAGTGGGGTTTTTAATTTCCCTGTGGACGCTAGGCGAGTATAGCCACTGTGAATTTATTCATGGAGGGAATGTATATCTGGCCAATCCTGGAGGAGTCAGGGACGAGGAGTTCAAATATAAGAAAAATATGGATATCTTTGAACTTGACAGTAACATATGGGCCTCAGATGTGATTGACTTTTTCAACGCCAACAAGGGTAAAGGATATGACTATAAGGCAATAGTAGGTAGCCAGTTTGCGTGGTTTTTAAATGCACAGGATAACGAGAAATTCTTCTGCAGTGAGTTCTGTCTGAATGCCATTGATTATGCTTTACAATTCACATTGACATACAGAGGGCAGACACTGGAGAAGAAAGGGTATCATAAATTCAATCCAACGCGTTTGTTTAAATATCTCAAGGAAATGGAATTAATAGGAAGGAAAGTGATGTAGATGGAAATAGGAAATCTTATAGGAAGTGAATTTCTATTTGAAGGGAAAGAATTAAAAGTTACAGGATTCAGGGTCGAAGGAGGTGAAATAATTCTGACTACTGAAGAGATAGGAGGTGATGCCAACTCAAAGAAAAAATATATGCTGTCAGAGGCAAGCATTGAAAAAATGAAGGGAGTACATCCTAATCTGATTGAACTCATGAAAAAGGCGATAGGTGACAGTCCCTACGATTTTAAGATCGTTCAGGGATTGAGAACAGCTGAGTATCAGAACAGTCTGTATCAGCAGGGACGTACAAAGCCTGGCAAAATTGTTACAAAGCTTGACGGGTATAGCAGAAAATCGAACCATCAGGCAAAAGCTGATGGGTATGGCCACGCAGTAGACATAGCTGTTTGCGGTCATTATGACCAAAATGGAAATTACGTAAAATATACAACGGATGCAGAAATGTTTGACAATAAAAAACTTGTTGAAATCTCAAGACATGTCAAGGCTGTAGCAAAAGAAATGGGAATGGAAATAGTGTGGGGCGGTGACTGGAAAACTCTGTATGACACACCGCACTACGAACTTGTTTAGCTAAAAAAATAATTTTAAGGAGATGATTTAAAATGACAGAAACAATGATAAAAATGTATGTTATTAACAAAGTAGGAGAACTTGCAAAAACTTCAATATACAGAAGTGAGATAGTAAATGCAGGAAAAGCAGGAGTTGAAAAATTTGAGGCTGTTGTAAATAATTTCTGGGATAAGGCAGAGGAATACATTATGAAAGAAAAAGAAATTGACAGAAAATGGATTCCTGATGTGTTAGAAAACTTAGGAGAGGAATCTATACACAAAGCTGTTAAAATATTAAGAGTGGAACTTGATCCGAGAAAACTTGTACAGGATATATTCAACATAGAAAAAAAAGCAAATCCTGCTGCACTGTAGTGGCAGAGGAGGAAATCTTGTGGGAATTAACTTTAATGAAGTGAAAGCTATTGTTGAGCTTGGCATAATGAGTATTATAAGCTACATCTATATTACTCAACAAAAAAAGCTTTTTGAACAGCAGGAAAAAGTAATAACCGTATTAGCAAAACTTGAAAATCAATTGAATAACGACAGACTACGAGGGAAAGGGCTGGAAATAGCCCTTGTTCTCAAAATTCAGGATTTAAGATGGAGTATACAAAAAAGAGTCGTTAAATATATAAGAAACAATCACATTAAAGAAAACTGGATTGTCATAAACAAAGAAGTCGACACATTTTTTAATGTGAAGCTGATAGACTTTGAAACAGAAATGCATGATGTAATAGATGATATTACTTTTAAAATAATTTATGATATTCTGAAAAAAGAATTTATTGAGACAAAAAATATTCTTACCAATATTCTTTCAGATTTAAAAGATGATGGAGCTGCTGAAAAAGAACTGTATGAACGAGCGATAAGAACAGTTGAGGCTCACATGCAAACTATTGAAAATGAGCTTGTAGCTCAGATAAAAGAACTTATAAATTAAGTGACTTGACTTTTTAGAAAAACAAGGTATAATATATCAAAGACCATTTTTTAATAGTAGCACTATGTAATGTGAATTATAAAATTTTTGTAGAGTTCTATTTTTTTTTAAAATTTTTTCTAAAGTAGATGACCAGTAAAATGGTCATCTTTTCTATTGAAAAACAAAAGATAATATGCTATAAATCTATTTAGACAAAATCTTTTTCATGATTACCACACAATAGCCAGCTAATTTTTAGTTGACTTTAAAAAAAATATATATAAATATGCTGCTTTTTTCACAAAGTTGTGGTATAATATAATAAGGAGGTATTTATATGGTGTTTAAGAAAGGCGAGTTATTTTCAGGTCCAGGGGGATTGTCATATGGTGCTATATCGGCTAGTATAAGCACAGAAACAGGAGAAAAATATTCAATAGAGCATATTTGGGCAAATGATAATGATGAAGATTCATGTAAAACTTTCAGAAAAAATATTTGTCCTGAAAATCCTGAATCTGTTATAAATAAAAATGTAGATGAGATTGATATAAAAAAATTAAAGAAAATAGATTGTTTTGTGTTTGGTTTTCCTTGTAATGATTATAGTGATGTAGGAAAAAAGAAAGGTATAAAAGGGGATTATGGAAAATTATATAAATATGGGATAAAAGTTCTGGATGAACATAATCCTAAATGGTTTTTAGCTGAGAATGTTACAGGATTAAAATCTACAAATAATGGTGATGATTTTAATAAAATATTAAATGAATTGGAAAATGCAGGAAAGTATGGATATGAATTGACGGCTCATTTGTATAAATTTGAGGAATATGGAGTTCCACAATTTAGAAACAGGATTATTATAGTTGGGATAAGAAAAGACTTAAAGTTAAAATTTAAAGTTCCAGCTCCTACTACCAAAGATAAACATATTACTTCAAAAGAGGCCATTTCAGATATTCCGGACTGGGTGAGTAATAATGAATTACCAACTCATAAAAAAGGAGTTATAGAAAAATTAAAGCATATCCCTGAAGGTAAAAATATATGGTGTGATGAAGTGCCGGAAGAATTAAAAATAAAGACGAAAGTACAATTAAGTCAAATATACAGAAGACTTGATTCAAAAAGACCTTCGTATACAATTACTGCAAGTGGCGGAGGTGGTACACATGGATATCATTGGAAAGAAAATAGAGCATTAACTAATAGGGAAAGAGCAAGAATTCAAACTTTTCCAGATGAATTTGAATTTTTTGGAAAAAAGGAATCTGTGAGAAAACAGATAGGTATGGCAGTTCCACCAAAGGGAGCTAAAGTTATATTTGAAGCTATTTTGAAAACTTTTGCTGGTATCTCTTATGAAAGTGTTCCTGAAAAATATAATATATAAAAAAAAGGTCTTTTAAAAAGACTCTTTTTTTAATTTTACAAATATTTTATTTTTTTCTATTTTAATATGCAATTTATCACCTGGAGAGGCATTCAGTTGCTGATACCATTTACCTATAAGTTTTAAATTTCCTTTTCCCTGAAATTGTTTTGCATATATACTTCCTTTTTCATTAGAACCACTCGGAATGACAATATCACCTTTAAGAAACTCGTCTTCTGAATAAATTTGATAGTTCGTAATATTACCTGAATTTGAATTAAATATATTGTATTCTTTAGCTATATTTAAAGGGATTGGAATGTACCCTTCTTCAGGAATTTTATCTCTAGTATCAGTATGACGATATACTCCCCAGTTTATGTGAGTTTTTTTAAGGGTAATTTCATACTCCATATTCAATCTCCTTCCATTTAAAATTTATATTATTGTACCCTGATTTTCTTAAAAGTCAAATCTAAGAGAAATATATTTGAAATTTTTTATATATTTTATATTAAAAGTATTGACTTTTAATATAAAATGTGGTAATATATAAATGTAAGGGGGAGATGGACAAAGACAAGGGTCAGAAAGGAGAAATTATGAAAAAGATGACACAAGCTGAAATGTTAAGGCTTCTGGCAGAGGAAAATCAGA